TGACCACCCGATGCTCCCAGTCGTTAGCAGGTTGCGGGACGTTGTACCGATCGATCACAACCCGTTCGGCTGATGCATAGACCAGGGCAAGATACGGCCAGTCGCGCTTTGCGGTGAACGGCATGTCGCCAAGGATAACCTCAACTTGATCGTGCCACCGTGTGCCCTCAACTAACGTCACTGACGGCCTCTGCACAAAATCATAGACCAACCCCGTGCATCGGACCTGATGCCCCTTGATGCAGTCGTTGCTGTGCCACATGGCGGGGTATGATTGCCAGCGTCTGACGTTGCCTGCGTAAAATTGTTTGTCGGTTAGCATGATGTGGTTTCCTTTCCGGGGCCGGATGGTAGTGGCATCCAGTGGGTTGCGGCGCCAAGTGGCCATATTTCATCGTGACTATCAATCCAAAAAGCACACCCACTAAAATTATAGTAATTTGCAATCACAATAAAATCTTTTGCGTCTTTATTCTGAGCACAATACGAACCGTCCATTAACAATTTAATTTCAGTCCCATCCTCTGGCGCGGTATCAATTGGTTTCCATGTCTGTGTCATGTGGTTTCCTTTTGTTGTAAATCCCCGCCGCGTTATGCGGCGGGGTAGACTGTCGCTTAAACGCGCATCGGCATGACGACAAAAACAGCGCCATCATCGCGGGTGAATAGTGCGGGACTTCCGGCTTCCCCATATTGCAGGGTTGCATGTCCGCTGAATTGGCGCATCACGTCGAGTAGGTATCCGCCGTTGAACCCGACTTCCTGCGGATCTCCTGCAATATCAGCAATGATCCCGTCGGTGCCTTCACTTGTGCTGGATCGTGCGGATACGCTGATCCCGTTTACGCCAATCGACAACATAACGCCGCGTGACCTTTCATCCGATACGGCAGTCACTCGGTCAATGACAGACCGCATATCCGCAGCGTCGAACGTGGCCTTGTGATTATTGCCCTTTGGAATGACGCGGGTGTAATCGGGGAATGTTCCGTCAATCACCTTTGACACGATTGTAAAGTCTGGCGTTGCAAATCTGATCTTTGTTTCAGATATGCTGACTTCAATTTCAACACCCGCAAACCCCTTGCTTACCTCCCCAACTGTCTTTCGCGGGATGATAACGCCTGGGAAATCGTGCGCCGTGCATTTTGATACCATTGCAAGCTGATGCCCGTTAGTCGCTACAGCTACCGTGCGCCCGTCTGTAGGATGCAGATACACGCCTTGCAGGTAGTATCGGGTTTCCTCTGTTGATGCACAGAAGGCAACGCCTAGCAGATCGTGCAGTGTGTCATTCGCCATGGTGAACGTGCTGGCATATTCTGCGGACGCCATGACGGGGAAGTCTTTGATCGGCAATGTCGCCAAGCTAAAACGTGACCTACCTGACGTGATTGTCATCTTGCCTTGATCGCATTCCACTGTCACCAAAACGCCGTTTGCCAGTTTGCCAACAATATCCGCCATCATTTTAGCGCCAACAGTGCAGGACCCTTCGGTCTCGACTGTTGCTGCGATTGTTGCGGTTGCCTCAATATCCAGATCCGTTGCGCGGAATGTGATCTTTCCATCGACGGCAACGATAGCCACGTTTGCCAAGATCGGGATAGTGTTGCGGTTTTCAACGATGCCCGCCAATCGCTTGAGTGTTGCGATAAGTGGTTTTTGTTCGATTGTCAGTTTCATGTGATGTCTCCAAACAGGCTTCCCTGTGATGATTCAGCGGCGGCAAGGTTTTCGCCTGCCATCTGCGCGTATTCCGGCTTCAACTCAAATCCAAGGTATCGGCGAAACATCTTAACCGCCTGATAACCTGTTGATCCGATCCCGTTGAATGGGTCCATGACTACATCGCCCGGCTTGCTGTATAGGCGCAAGCAGTTCTCGATCACATCGAGCTGCAATGGGCAGACGTGCTTTTCATCGTTTGGCCCTTTTGCACCGCGCCAACCGTTCAGTACGTTACCCTGATTGATATTCATCCAAACGGGGCTTGCAAGTTTTTGCCATTCGTAAACGTCAAACTCTGCGTGCTTGATCAATTCAACAAGTGCATCATCTGACGGGGTTGATGATGCCAATCCCAAGCGGTGCATTTCATTCAGCCATTTTCGGGCGATGGGCATAGCTGCAGCAGTGTCACCCGGTGCGCAGTGTTCAACGCGGTCTGGATTGTCACCTTGCGCCCTAAACATCAGCATGTAGTCCGGCATTCCGATACGGTTCATCGTGCTGTCTTTGCGGATCTGCTTGTAGAGCAAACCAAGCGCCTTGGTGCGCTGCATTTCGACTACGGGGTCCTTCCAGATTGTGACGCGGCTGTGATAGATCATTCCTGCGTCTTGGTGCGCCTTGATCACTGCCCCAGAGAAGTCCTGCAATCCGATAAATCCATGCTTGCCCTTGCGGGTCGGCAGGTCAGTGACATGGATACAAGCGATGCGGCCCGGCTTCATTACGCGGGTCAGGGCTTCTGCGAAAAATCGATACTGGTCAAGGAATTTGCCACCTTCGCCAGCGTTGCCAAGATCGCGCTCGCTGTCGCTGTAAACGAACAAGTCTCCGAACGGGATGCTTGTCACCATGCAATCGACCGACTTTTCTGGCATGGCGTGCATTGCCTCAACGCAATCGCTGTTGTGCAGCGCCCACCACTTGCCTTGATATTCAGGTTGTTTCATTATTGGTTTCCTTCTGTTTTGAGCCATTCAGGGAATGCTAGTTCAAGTGGTCTATCATACTTTATACGAGTTTCAACATTTATTTGCGCTTTTTTCATAGCTTGTGACATGCGGCGTTTCATTTCGTCGTGCTTGGCTGACTTGGCATTGATTACATTCCAGATTGATGCCTCTGTATCGCTCATCACGATGTCATTGCGCACGCGGTTTGATTGCCCGAAACGATGCGACCGCCGCTTTGCTTGGTAGTGCTGTTCATAGCTGAAACTGATGGACGCAAATACAGCGTGCGAACAATGCTGCCAGTTGACGCCAAAACCTGCCAGCTTCGGCTTGCATACCATTGCGCGGAAGTCGCCGTCGACAAAACCAAGCAGGCGCTTTTCCTTTTCATCGGCGGATAGCGTGCCGTGTACTTCTACAGCACCCGGAATGATCTTTGCAAGGTATTTGCTCTCTTCGTTTGTCTCGCACCATACCGTCACTGGATCGTCATGCGTTGCCAATTCGGCAGCAAGATCGCAACGCGCCTTTAGGGTCAGCTTTTTTTCCGCATGGAATGACGTTGCAGACATTTCCGGCATACGGAACAAATCACCATCAGCAGCGCCAACCATTCGATCCGCTTTGACGATGTGGTGACGCTCATCAATAGGCGGCAGGACGTATCCAGTATCATCACCGCCAAGATCGCTTGGCAAGGTTGCGCAACGGCTCCAACTTGCCACGAATGCCCAGAAGTCGTCTTGCGCATGGCCTTTCAATCGCCAATCTTTCGATGCTGTCTTGGTGTCATTGATAAACCATTTCGACAACATTTCCTGTTGACGCATGATGCCAAGAAATTCGGCATGATTGCCTAGTTCGGTATGATCGTTTGGGGATGGGGTTGCGGTTGCGGCAAGCTTGTAAGGCGTGTCAATAAATGCATCGTTAAGCAATACGCGCGTGCGGCTGGCGTAGCTTTTCAGGATGCTGCTTTCGTCAAGGATAACCGCGCCAAAAGATTGCGGGTCCAGTTTTGCCAGCCGTTCATAGTTTGCCACCATGACGCCTGCGCCAACTTCTGACTGTTCGCGGATTTGGCGTGCATCAATGTTAAACTTTCCCGCCTCGCGTACCATCTGAGCAGCTACGGCAAGCGGCGTCAGGATCAAGGACGGTTTGCCAGTTTCTTCTGCGCATTGCTTGGCAAACTCCAGCTCGATAAAAGATTTGCCCAATCCTGTATCCAAGAACGCTGCTGACTTGCCTTTTTCCAGCGCAAACTCAAGAGATGCGGTTTGGTGAACCTTTGCCATCGGATTGATCGGCATCGGTTCAAACCCATGTGATAGCGGTTTACTTGCGCGGCCTGATATGAACCGCCGATATTCCTGAAGTGACGTGTCTTGCATTATGGTTCCCTCTTGCGCCCGTCTATGTGCGCTGTTATGTTTGTGATGTCGCGAGATGGCGTGGTTTCCTACTTGCGACTGGAAAGCCCCGGGTTGAGTTTT